GCGTATCTGTTGAGCTACTGCCCGATCAAGGCGTTCGGTTCGTATGTTTACAGTCGTGTGAGTGATTACATGGTGTACTGGGAATATATGGGCCGTATCCAACAGGTTGAAGACATTGAAGTCGTAGATGCTGATATCGTCGTAACAGGCCAGAAATTGGTTTTGTATAATGGCGGTTTTGCTTATACGTTCGTTCATGCTGGTAGAAAGTACATTGTGCCTGCTGAGAAAGGCCCATTGCCGTTAAGTACCCCGACACTAACCAAGGGTGTAGTTAATGAAATGGCGTTCTCACAATGGTCCAATCGTCCCTCTCCAATTCCCTCCTGTCAAATGTTTGTCATTGTCAATGATGGCGGCAAGCATAGGCAAATTGGGTCTGGTTTTCGATCTGGAGATTTGTTTTTGACGAATGCTCATGTTTATGAAGGTATTGAAGATGCTTTAGGCTGCGAAGTCGAGGTCTTCTTGTCGGATTCTAGTATGACACGGTTGTTACCGTGGGATAAAACATGGGAAATGTATGTTGAAGCGATTGAACCAGATGTTCTCGCTTTTAAGTTACCCCCTCAGGCTTTCACAGTTCTCGGAGTTAAATCCGGGAAAATTGTCGATTATGGCTCCGGCCAGGCAGTGCAAGTTTATGGGTGGGACAAAACTGAAAGTGGTAGGAAGTCTGTGGTTTCGTTTGCAGCAGGCATTTGCGACCCAGAAGTGGGCCCGTTCGCAATTACTTACGCCAACAACACGGAGCCCGGTTGGAGTGGTTCCCCTTTGTTTAATCAGAAGGGAGCCGTAATCGGTATGCATAAGGGTGCTAAGGAGGACTCAGCACGCAACGTAGGTGTATCATTGTTTTGGTTGCCGAAATTGCTCAAGTCCCTGGACCCAAAGCATATCAAACTCGAATCGGACATCACACAGAAGGGTTATAAACTTTCCCTTCTCACCAAGGAGAAATGGGATGAGGATCGTGAAGAAAGGCGGCAACGTCAATTGGATCGACGAGCTGATGTGGAAGCTGAAAACGAGCGAGAGTTTGAATTCGGCGTACGTATTGGCAAGAACCCTTACCTCATGGCATAAATGGCCCGTTCTCAATAAATCATGTATGCTCGTATCGAGTCACATGAGTGGGAACAACGTAAACTCGAAAGAGGAGAGACGTTATGGGGTGAAATGGATGATGAATCCGCTGTGCCTCCTCTATCAAATGATTCCAAACCAACCATTGTAAAGGTCCCGGATTTCTCCAGGACTCAAACAAGAGGCAGTTTGAGTCAACAGTCAGAGCCTCAATCGCGCTCAACTTGCAACTCCTCCCAGAGTTCGAACCTAATCCAGAAGGAGCAGGAGTCACTTTTGTTGGAACTTGCGAAGCGATCGGATCAAAACATCACGACCCTACAGTCGCAGCTCCAGCTCTTGCAGCAGGAGTTGAATGTTTTGAAGAGCTCAAAGCCCTCAGCTGGCCACCCAGAGGTGGAGACCATGAAGAAGTCAGTCTCCTCTTCCAAAGCGGAAGATTCCTCGAAGGTAAACGACCAACAGAAGAGCAAATTAGTAGAGCAATCGAAGACTTCGAATGCTACTACCCCAAAACCAAAACTCCCCGATGGACCGAAAGGTTCCAAGAAGAAGGAGTAGTGCCCTATGCAGATTTTATGCAAGCTGTTGACAATATCAACCCAGATGCCAGTCCTGGCTATCCTTGGGGACTTATTGTTAATGAGAAAGGTAGGTTTTGTGAGGAAGATTTGAAAACTGTATATGAGTGTGTGAATGTTAGATTATGTAATTATTTGAGTGTTGGTGAAATTAGTGATGGGCCTGTGAAAGCTATTCAACTCGTGAGGTTTGGTCTTGTTGACCCCGTGCGTTTGTTTATTAAGAACGAACCGCATTCGAGTGAGAAGGTCGAAACAGGTCGACTTCGGTTGGTGTCTTCTGTTTCAATGATCGACGAAATCATTGAGAGGTTGTTGTTTGGTGCTCAGAATGAGGCTGAGATTCGTAATTGGTCAACATGTTTGTCCAAGCCAGGTATGGGTTTGTCCCAGGATGCTCAGGCATCTATTTTATACGCTAGTGCAGAGGCACACTTGCCGAATGGTAAGAAGAGCGATATCTCTGGCTGGGACTGGTGTTTCAAAGATTGGTTGTATAAGGCCGACCTGCAGATGCGGGCTCGGCTCAACAACGGTTTTGGAACTAAATGGTACCAATTAGCCAAACGACGTTTTGAGTGTATGATGTGGACTTTGTTTGCCACATCAAGC